TTGTCAGACTGTGGGTCTAACGGGTGTGGCATATTGGTAGCGCCAAAGTAATGGACTTGTGATCCAGCATCAGGCAATTCTTTGTTGCGTTCTGGCAATACTTTGAGTTCGTCAACAGGAATCAAATCTTTCTTATCTACATAAGGATTCTCTGCTGTAATAAACTCAATTGGTATTTTTTTACCTTCAAGTGCATTCTTAGCCACTTGGTATTGATCTTCTTTTGGTTTGCCTACAAGGTCTAGAGCAATCTGTGTCTTGTCGTACACAAACTGCGCTAGATCTTTAGCCGTGGGTAAGTCGGCTTTTAAAGCCTCAATGTCATACGTTGCCATACTATTCCTTTACTTTGTTTCTACAGTGGGTTCGTCTTCTACTATCTCATCACCAACTTGTGGCTTATGCTCTGTAATGTAATCCCAGGTTAATGGGACTTGCTTCTTGCCACAAATGGCAATCACGTTTTGATCTTGATCACGAATAAATGCATCAATAATCATGGGTTTACTTTAGCCTTCTCTTTAACAGTTTGGAACTTTCCATTGTTAGAGTTGTTAGTTGTTTGGTCAGACAAATGGCGAACTGTAAATGCATTTTTTACAGCAGTAGCAATAACTGCTCTACGCTCATTCTCTTCTTCAAAGCCAGCCAACTTGTCATTAATGCCTTTGGTCAAACCTTTAGACATTTGTTTACCACCAGAGATTACTCTTCCGTACATATTAGCCTCACTTTAAATAGTTGGTGCGGTCACTATTCATGTAACCATCATTGTGAATCTTGCCGTCATAGGTACAGTTTGTTTCAACCATAACTTTTTGCTTGCGACCGCCAGTAGCGCCAACAGAAGTGTTGCTAGTAGCACCCATACATTTAGGAGCGCCTTGTGCGCCTTTGGGTTGAGCCAAGCCACCCATAGGATTTGTAATAGCAGTTACACCCTTGTTGTGGGATGCTACGCGAGTAGATGCGTTGCCTTTGCGATTAGGAGCTTGGGTATACAAGAAATTGGTGGTCATTTTTTGCCTTTCGGTTTACGTTTATCGTCAGAATCACGCTTCATAGAATACGCAATAGCGACTGCTTGTTTCATGGGTTTACCAGCATGCATTTCAGTCTTGATGTTTGACTTAAACGCTTTTTCGGACTTACCTTTTTTAAGTGGCATTTTATACCTTTCGTAGTGAATCTAGGAAGTCGTCCATAGCATCATCTGCCGAGACTTCTTCTTCTCTTACTATATTCTGTACATGCTCGATTGAGATGACAGGTGCGCGGGAAGACTCAAAGGGAGCCAACTTGTCCGCGATTCTAGCCTTATCTTTAATATCTAGTTCATCTGACTGCATAGCCTCAATCAAGACTTCCATAGCCGTTTTTAGCGGGGGCAGTCCTTTGGCGATATGCTGCTCGTTTAATTGGTTAAACAAAGCCCCGTATTCGGTTACGCGGTTAACTACCGACTTAGGCCGACCAACAGGGTTTTTGGTTTTAAGGGCTACAACTTTTTCGTCAGACATTCCATTCCTTTTTCAGTTCGTATCCAAGCATAGCTTCCATTGACTGCAAATCCACGCTTTGCATGAATCTTCATAAAGCCATCATGCTCGGCACGAATAGAGGTTGAGCAAACAATAGGAACCCCATACTTATTTGCCCATAGTATATGCTGATCAATCATTTGGTTAATAAGTAATACACGAGTACGTACAGGCAGAGAAAGATCAAGATGGTGGAACTTTGCATTACTTATCTCTTCATTGGAATAGGTTGTATAACCGCCTCGATCAAACCAGCAAAACCCCATTAGTTTCGGTTGATCAGGATGTCCTTCATCTAACTCTACTAGTGGGTTCTCCCGACAGACTGCTATCAGTTCCCTAGACTTGTTAAACACCTGTTCGGTGCAAGCCACCGTAACCCTGTGCCTAAAGACATCTCTTGACCTAGTAACTATGCCATCAGCCTCATGTCCAAAGAAGCTGTCAGCCATCTCAACGATATCTTCTACGTCATGTAGCGGGTGAGCAAGAGACCATTCCATACATATCCTTTTAACATTTCCAATTCCTTAACGATGCTTTAGCTCTCTCAGCAGGACCCTTGGCGTTCCTGACCACACCTTCCATTCTCGCGCAAAAAGAAGCCTTACGCCCCTTATCAGCCTTAGTCTTAGGAGATGGAGCAGGAGCCTTTAGATTGCTACCGTTCTTCTTGTTGTACTCAGCACGACCCTTAGCAGTCATGCCAGCACCCTTAGAAGTAGGGTTATAGGTCTTACCCTTGCCAGTAGTCTTATGTGCAATAGGCTTATCGTGCTTCATTTCTTAGCCGTCTTCTTAGAGTTAGCAAATGCTTTAGCAGTAGGAGCGCCCTTAGAGCCTGGCGTTCTCATCTTCTCTACAGGTTTACCAGCAGCCTTCTCACGTTTGATACGTTCTTGCTTTTTATGGATATTGGCATACAAACCAGGCTTCATATACATCCTTTGTTAGTTGTTGGTAACCGCCACATAAAGCAGTGTTTCCGTCTTTCTGTATTTGCACAACATGAAAGGTAAGGCGCTAACCCTTACTCGGCTACCAACACGGCTGGAGACTGATCCGTCAGGATGGTTCACAAGTACGGCTGACGGCCCGCCTCGGTTTACCCAATCTCCATGCGTCTTGGTGTGTGGATTATATATATCTTATTTGAGTATTGTCGCTTGGTTAAGAAAAGTTATGTGAAAAATTTGGGAATGGGTGAGTGGGCCCCCCTCCCTCCGTCACCTTCCAGTGCTACCCCTCCCGAATCTATGGCTGGGGGGGGTATGTAGATGCGAATGCTTCTCGTTTGCTATTGACCAATGGGTTAGTAACTAGATGCGAATGGTTTGCATTTACTAATGACCAGCGGGTCAGTAATGTTTGCCACAAGGGTGCCCTATCATTTCAAGGGTTTGTATATCCGTGCGGTTAACGCGTTGCATTGTGTTTGCTTATACGTGCATTGGAGACAATGGCACGGGGGTTTTGTTTATTTACGCGGGTTTCCAGCGGGTTTAGTAAACCGCTTGCATGCACCCAATAGCTGCAATTGCCCTTTGTATTTCCCCTTATATGTTTGCACCCAATGGCTTAGGGTTTTGGGTTTTCTTTTTGTGCGCGTTTTGTAACTTGATTATGCGAATTTAATCAAGTATTTATCCACAAGGGTTTTAGTTATCCCCATAAAGGCAAGTTATCCACACGATGCACCAATACAGTGTAATTATGCTTTGTTATAGTGCATGACAATTAAACCGTGCGCTAATACAGTGCGCGGTAATTGTAATTATGTAACCCTTTGTTTGTATTGTCGTGCGGTTTAATAGTGGCATGATGTTTGCACGTATAAATAGACTGCTAATAGTGGCAGTCACTGTAAAGCAAAGTTATCAACAAAGGAAACCAAACCATGTTTGAAATTATTTTCTCTTATTCAAAAAACAAATTCATTATTAGATCAAGCGATAACAATTCTTTAGTTAAACCTATTTTTATAGGCACTTTAGAGGAATGCGAAAAAAGATTATTAACTTGTGGACCACGTTGAAAGGAAATCAAACCATGAAAACTTACATTGTTTACGCTGAATGTGTCATTTTAGAAACTCTAGAAATTGAAGCACGTAATGAAAACGAAGCATTAGAACTAGCGGGGTTTGCTAAAAACGAAGCATGGCAAACCAAGCAAGATATTGATTGGCGCATTATAACCGCGCAAGAAATAACAGAATAAGGGGCAAACCATGTTAACTACTGAAAACCAAACCATTATATTGACCGCAAACCCTGCGGCAATGATCGACGAAGCAGGCGCGTTACGTTTTGAGATAGAAAGACTAACCGTGCAGCTTGATACCCTTAAAACCGCGATCAAGGCAACGGGTGCAGGCAAACATTTGGGCACGGTATTTTATGCAAACGTCACCGACTCAAACCCAAAACCTAAAACCGACTGGAAAACGGTCGCATTACGTTGCAACCCGTCAACGCAATTAGTCACCGCGCATACATCCATGCCCGAATCAGTGCGCGCCATTGCATTCGAAAAAATCACTAAGTAAGGGGCTAAAAATGAGACACCAATTATTTGACATTGTGATTTACGTTTTGGGTTTTATTGCCTTATTAGTTGTTTGGTTAACCGCATAAAGGGGATAAACATGCAAAGTAAAGTTATACCAATTCGCAAAGTTGACGCGGTTTCCATTTGTGGCACGTTGACGCAAACGTCAAAAATGCCTTGTAAGTCGTATTCGTTGCCGACTGAGGCATGCCAAACGGGTTATCGCATGGCAAAAATTAAGGGATCTATCTGTAGTAGCTGCTATGCAGACAAGGGTTTCTATCGTGCATATGCAAACACAATTAAACCCGCGCAATTTGCCCGACTTGACGCGATCAACGATCCATTATGGGTTGACGGTATGGTTTCCCTTATTGGTAACGATAGTTATTTTCGTTTTCACGATTCGGGTGATCTACAAGGGGTTGACCATTTGCGCAAAATTGCACAAATTGCCGACCGTTTGCCAAAATGTTTGTTTTGGCTGCCGACCCGCGAATATGCAATGATCAAACAATATATCGATCAATTTGGCGCGTTGCCTAAAAATTTAATCGTGCGACTTTCGGCAATGTATCCCGATAAACCCGTAAAAATTCCAGCTTCGCTGCAAGGGTTTTCAAACATTACCGCGTCAAACGTGCACACAAGTAAACCAATGGGCAAAGCATGCGTCGCGCCTAATCAAGGGGGTTCATGCGTCGATTGTCGGGCGTGCTGGAGCAATGCGGTTATTTCTTACAAATTACATTAAGGGGTTAAAAATGACAACGATATCTAAAATGCATACGGGTTTTATCTCTGCTATGGTTCAAAGCGCCTATAAATTCGACGCTAAACATACAAAAACAATAAACGAACCATTAATGAGTAATTGTGAATTACGCGATTACTATTGTGCGTTTTGTGGTTGCAGCGAAAAACCAATAAACGAACCGTTTTGTTATCCATATTGTCCACAATGTAAGGGGGTTTAATAATGAATAAATCAGAACTAGATGCATTTTTAGATGCATATTGTCAAAATGGCATCGCGCCTGAAAACAATGTAAGACAATTTTTAGAGTTGTTTGAATCAAATCAGGATATCCCTTACGACGAATACTACACGGGTATCGCGGACGCATTAAGCATTTGGCATTTAGCTATTCAATATTCACTTAAACAAAGGGGCTAAAAATGATCTCTAATAAATGGAAAATATTTGCAATGGGTCAAATTTTGGCCGACTGGAATGCCGACGCGGTTGTTATATTTGATGCAATTACTGGATCAACAAATGACGAAGCAAACAAACATTTTGAACATTTTGAAATTGATGCATGGGAAACATTTGAAAATTGGGATCCCGTAGACATATGCGAATTGATTTGGATAATGGCAAATGAAGCACAACAAACTGAAAACGGGGGAAAATAATGCAAAATTTTACAGTTACCAAAACGGTTGAATATATTTTCACAATTGAAGCTGGATCGCATCACGACGCGGAGAAAATAGCAGCTTTTTTAGAGTCAAACGATGCGGATCAATGGACAATTTTGGACGTTAACGCGGAAACCGACGACGAATATGCTGCAAGCATTAAGGGGGAATTATGATCCGCGCGGGTAATATAGGGGTTATTACAACCTACAACGATCAAACATTATTTGAGATAACCGCAATTCGCAATGGGTTAGTTTATTGCGTTACGTTAACTCACCCTATAAAGGGGGCAATTTGTTTGCCTGATCAATTTTGGGTTTTATTAGACGAATTTTGACGCGGTAAACCTAAGTAAACGGGGGTAATTCCCCGTTTTTTTGGGTTTGCTAAGTTAGTTGGCGCTTACTTCGGTTTTGTCGCGGGTTTGCATGTTTGGGTTTTGGTTTGGTTTCCAGCTTTGCATGCATTCCCGCGCATTTATAAGATCAATTTAAACGCGTTTTGCGGAGTTATTTTGGTTTGGTAGGGGTATGTATAGGGTTTGCATTTTGACGCGTTGTGCGTCGTTTTAACGCGTTTTGCTTTTGGTTTGTTAAGTTAGTAAGCGCTTACGGGGGCGGTTAGTAAGTGAGTGCTAACTTACATTATTAAGTTAGTGAGTGCTTACATCGATTTGGTGATTTTTTGCCTATTTTTATAGCAATCACCATATTTCTGGAGAGACACCCCCCCCCTCAAAAAAAATAAGGTCACATTTTGGGATTGGGGGGTAAATATATTTGGCTGGGGCTGAAAAAAGATTGAGGCTCGATTTGGTCTTCAACATGCTGGGGTGGAAAACCAGAAAATGCCCCAGGTCAACATCCTCGAAAGCTGGCTTAACGCCTCAAAAACTTCACTCAACGAAGTTCAGGGGAAACGCAGTAGGTACAGGGTTTGGTCAATAGATTGGGCTATTTCGTCAATCAGGTTCTGTATCTCAGAATCTTGCGGTAGCTGTGTTCTTGTCTGCATCACATAGTCTTTTAGGGCTTCTAGTTCTTCTTTTGCTGTGGCTGCTGGCGCGTAATAGTTCACAGGGAATGTAGGGGTTGTGTCGTATTTTCCCATCATGGCCTCTGCCACTTGGTCTACCAATTCAGGCAATCCAGTGTAGAACGCTCCTAATGCTTGGTGTTCTGCGTAACTCTTACTTGTCCAATGAAGCAGGTGTGTGTTAGTCGCTGCATGTAACAGGGTTAATAGGAATTCTGCTGCTTCATTCATGTTGCGCTCCAATGTGCTGTAGGACTGCCTTGGCTGCGTCTACCTTCCAAGGTCTCAGTAACGGGTTGTGGGCTATCTTTCCCCACTCTATTACTTGATTGTACCAAGCAGTATCAAATGCCTTGGCTTTTTCTTTTTTTGTCAAGCCACCATTGTCTAGCCATGTGTGGCACTTGTAACAAGCCCAGACTGTCATGCAGTCGTCAGCCTTTATGCCCTTGCCCTTACCGTGGATCAGTTGGTCAGAGTGTGCAGCTACTGTTGTACTGCCTTCGTCACCATCGCAGTATGGGTGAATCTTCAGTAGGCACTCCGCACCTTTGGCTAACTCTAATAAATGCTTGTCTCGATACATTACGACATCGCCCTAGCTTCTACTCTGTTGTTGAAGCAGGTGATTTTATAGTGTTCGAACCTAAGTTTGGCAGCTTCCATGCGGTACTTCAATTCCTCTTCTGTGGCTACAGCTTGCCTCATTGCTTGTAACTGGGTCTCATAGTTCATCGACATATATGCATCTATCTCACGGTCGCCCAGGGTCTTTTTGTCGCTGTTAGCCATCTCTGTAGCCTTTACTACCTTTAGATAGTTTTCAATGTATGTACGCTCTGCCTTTGCTTTTGCATATATAGGGGCTGAATCCCGTATGTAATCTATTGCTTTCTGTGCGTCATCTTCGGTCATTTATTTCTCCAACTAAAGCGTCCCACATAAACACAGGTGTTTTAGGTCCCACATAAGCGCCTTCTACATTAAAGCTGATGTACTCAATAGCTTCTTCTTCTGTCATCCCCGCATCATTTTCTAAAATTTTTATCATTTTTTCAACAGAATAAACCAACACATCTTCTCTGGTTTGATCGCGCCAAACGCAAGCTGTACCTATAACAGCATCATCAAATCCATCTGCCTTTAAATAATCTTCCATTTTTTTCCTTTTATGTCCCGATCAGAACATTTTTTATTGCTTTACAGTGTTTTTGTGCATTTATGACCCGATCGGGATATTTTTTGCATGAAACTTCAATGAGGTTCTTCAACAGGCCAGCATCTAACTGCCCATGATTCACCATACTCTTTAATGACTTCTATTGGATAATCCTTGTTGACAATCCATTCGCTCATCTGCCCATCAGTATCAGGGTCATATATGGCAGGGAAACCATACCGCCAGCCTTCAGGTGGGTCAACCCACACTTTGCTTTGCTTGATACTTAAATTGTCTGACTTGATACTTAAATCATTGTCCGTTGTGGCGGTCATTGTGAACAATTTAGGTGTTTTTTGTCCGTATAGGCGGGCAAATGGCGCGAGTGTGTCGCCAGTTCCTCTTTTGCGCCACAGACTCATATCATTGCTGCCTCAATCTTTGCAATCATTTGGTTTCTCTTTCTCAATTCAATGTCATATTCAATTAA